GGCAACTCACCATACTTGGTGCTCCAGTACGGTACGGACATCGACAGGCGCACCTCATTCACCGGGGAGCTGAACCCTGATGACTGACCTCGCCTTCGTGCTCACCACGCTGAACTGCGCCGCGCTGGTCCCGGTGAGCAACCTCAAAGGCGGACGGCGCGGGGGACGGGGCCGGTAGTGGCCGACGTCAAAGCGATCCGGGTCGCGCTCGCCACCCGCCTGTCCGCCACCGGGCTTACCGTCCACGCGACCGCCCCCGGGCAGGTCAATCCGCCCACCGCCGTGATCATCCCGAACCGTCCCGCGATCCTGTACGTTCAGGGCCTTGGCGGGGAAACAACCGTCAACCTCCTCGCCGTCGTCCTGACATCCGCCGCGGATGACGCCTCCGGGCAAGATCTCATCGACGACTACGTGTCCTCGTCGGGGGTTAGAAGCATCAACGCGGCGGTCCAGGCAGACCCGACACTCGGGGGTGTTGTCGAAAGCGCATCCGTACTTCAAGTTTCCACGTATGGTTTGGTCGACTGGGCGGGGTTGCAGTACATGGGTGCTTCGTTCGCCGTAGAAATCTACGCGCACCTGTGAGCAGAAAATGCTCACGGTACAAAGACGGGATGCACCGGTTCGTGTTCTACGGGAAAACCGCTGAATGCCGGTGCGGACACAAACTCAAGAGAGTGAACGGTTAGCTTATGCGCATCCTCGTGGTCCACCCGGGCCCCAACTTTTCCGTAGCTGACATGCACGACGGATGGGTGGAGGCGCTACGCGGCCTGGGCTGCGAAGTAGCCTCATACGAACTCGACACAAGGATCCAGTTCTACGGGCACGCGCTCATCAGTACGGGTGACGTAGACGAATCAGGACACCCCCTCGTCCGGCGGGCCATGTCCGACCAGGACGCGATCCGCGCCGCGATGCAAGGCATCTCCCACGCCTGCTTCTCGATGTGGCCCGACGTGGTCCTGTTCGTCTCCGGGTTCTTCGTCACCCCGGGGATCATGGGGCTGCTCCAGCAGCGGCGGATGAAAACCGTCCTGCTCGCTAGCGAATCCCCGTACCAGGAGAAAATGCAGCTGGAACGCGCCCAGTGCTCCGACATCGTCCTCCTCAACGACCCGGTGAACATCGGGCAGTACCGGGCCTTGGGGGTCACCGCGGAATACTCCCCGCACGCCTACCGGCCCGCCGTGCATTACCCCCGTCGTGTTTCAGTCAACCCGAACCTGAACGCGGACCTCGCGTTCATCGGGACCGGGTTCGCATCCCGCATCGACTTCTTCGAGAAGATGAACCTCGACGGACTCGACGTGCTCCTCGGCGGCTGCTGGCCGCTCGCCGCGAAATCCCCGCTCCGCCAGTACATGGGACACGACATTGAAGAATGCGTCCCCAACTACGAAACCGCCGAGGTATACCGCAACGCCAAATGCGGCATCAACTTCTACCGCCGCGAATACGACGACGCCGACGACGCGGCCAACGCCACACCATGGGCCATGGGACCCAGGGAAGTTGAGCAGGCGGCGTGCCAGATGCCGTTCCTGCGCGACCCCCGCGCCGAGGGGGACGAGGTGCTGCACATGCTCCCCACGTTCTCCGGGCCGGAAGACGCCAGCGAGAAACTCCGCTGGCTCCTCAGCCACGACGAGGAACGGGCGAAGATAGCAAGCCAGGCCAGGGAAGCGATCCAGGACAGGACCTTCACGAACAACGCCAAGCGGCTCCTGAAGCTACTCGACGAGTAACATGCCCCTGAAGTCCTGCGTCCCCCGCCAATGCACATGCACATGCGGGGAATGCTTCCCGAAAAGCGTACGCAGGGACCACTGCTGGAACCACCGTGCGGGATGCCACCACGGCTGCTGAGGAGGACTATATGCCCTACGCCAAGGAAAAGCAGGGTAACGGCACATACAAGGTCATCAACACCGACACGCAATCCGTGAAGGGCACCGGCATGACCGAGGTCAAGGCCGACGCGCAACTCAAGGTGCTCAACGCCATCGAACACGACCCCGACTTCAAACCACGATCCACCAAAACCAGGCGTCACCCTGACTAGGGATATAACTCCTCCAGCGGCTGACGTCGGCGTGCGTACGCTTCCTTGCTATAGCGAGCTGCGCATTTACGGCACTTACGTGTCCCGCGTACCGGATGAATGTAGGTATTTTCCTCGTTCCATTCGTGCCCGTTGGGGCAGGTTTCTGCACGTACGCCGCGCCCGCTTGTCGTAAGCGGGCTGCGCTGGAGGTTTACGCCAGCGGTGACAGCTTCGAGGTGGGCCGGATTCTGGCAGCGACGATGCTGACAGGAATTACCGCCTGGACACGACAGGTCGCGATTGTGGCAGGTGTGGTCGATCTGTAGTCCTACGGGAATGACACCCTTATCTAGTTCGTACGCCACGCGGTGCGCTGACTCGCGCCGCCCGTCCCAGTGGATCTGGCCGTAACCGGTGGTCTTGACGATTGTTCCGGTCCAGGGCCAGCATTCGTCGGGTCCGCGTTGTTCGACGTTTGCGCGGTAACGCACGTCATCAGGTGCGGTGCGAAGTGTCCTCACCTCGGTGCTGCCCGTGGCGTACTGGCGGTGGTAGTGGCGTTTACACAGTCCCTTCCCCATATAGCCGCCTGAGCATTCCTCGTTGTTAACACGGCATTCCCGTACGGGCGGTGTCGGCTTGGGCGGGAGCGTGCCGTGACGACGGCGGTAGTTGTAACAGGCATGGCAGAAGCCACGGCGGGTGGCTTCGCGGTCGCAGTCAGGTTCTATGCAGTCAGCCATAAGGCCAGTGTACCACATATCAGGAAGGCAAAAACATGAGTCGTATCCATGGCCGCAATGGCATCATCTACATCGGTGTCACTGGCCCAGGAGGAGGTGGCAGTGCTGTCACGGGTACACAGCTCGCGTCTCCTATGGCCTTTCTGACAGATTGGAGTATCAATTTCGTCGTAAACAAGGTCGACGTCACCGCCATGGGCGACCCTAATCTTATCTGGGTGGCTGGTCTGCCCGACGCGTCGGGGGACTTCTCGGGGTTCTACGACACTGCGACGGCGCAAACCTACGTGGCGGCTACGGACGGTCTTAGCCGGAACATGTACCTGTACCCGTCGACGGTCGGCTCGCAGGGCACGTCCCCTGGCCAGTACTTCTTCGGGACCGTGCTCCCGGACTACTCCGTGTCCGGCGGCGTATCCGCGGCGGTGTCCCTGAAATCGACGTGGAACGCAGCCAGCCCCGTGATTCGCTACCCGGCATCGGGCATCGCCGGTTCCTGACGAAGGTGCTGCTCAGCGGCGTACGAGCATTCAAGGGTATTGCTCAAAGGCATCTGGAACTGGTATCGTTTCTGTATGGAGAAAGAAACGATACCGTTCCAGACGCCACGCAGGGCGGAATGGATGTGCACCATCGCCGGCTGCCCGCGTACTGTCGCGGCGAAGGGCTGGTGCTACTTCCACTATCAGCGCTCACGGCTCAAAGGCAGCCCGCTTGACGGAGGTAACCCGCACAATGGCGGTGGCACGCCGCATGGTGCTATTCCGCCGCCGGTAGAACTGCGCTGTTCTGTCGGTGACTGTGACCTCGACGCGCACGCGTTGGGCTGGTGCTTTTTCCACTGGCAGCGGCAGAGATTTTATGGTGACCCCGAGGCTCCGCTGCGCCGGGCTCGTTCCGGTACCGGCTGGCGCGGGCTCAATAACAACGGGTATATCGTGCTCAAGCTGCGGGGCAAGGTAATACTGGAGCATCGGCAGGTGATGGAAGAGGTTCTCGGTCGGCCGCTGCTTCCGTTCGAGAACGTGCATCATCTGAACGGCATCAAGACGGATAACCGCCCGGAGAACCTGGAGGTCTGGGTGAAGGTGCAGCCGTGCGGTCAGCGCCTGGAGGATCTACTACGCTTCGTCGCCGAGCATTACCCCGAGCAGATGGCGGCCATGCTGGCGTCGCGCACCTGATCCGTAAGAGGCAGCGCCCCGTGGGGTGACGGGGCGCTGCCAGGCCGCTGGGGAACGGCACTACTCATACTACGCGCAAGGCGGAGGAGGTCATGCCCCAGTGGATTACGAGGTTGAGATCAGCGACGCGGA